GTGCTGATCCGCAAGAAGTTCCTCAAATGGCAGGATGCCCACCCGGAATTCCCCCGCATTGTGTTCCACGGTTTGCGGCATTCCAGTGCCACCTATCAGCTGATGATCTCCGGCGGCGATGTGAAGGCCGTTCAGGGCACCACAGGACACGCTACGGCAGATATGCTGGTGAACACCTACGCCCATATCCAGCAGTCCTCCCGTGTAGAGCTGGGCAGGAAGTTCGAGGAAGGTTTCTATGCTAAGTCCGAAAACCCCAGCCCGCAAGCTGTACCCGCCGAAGGCGAACCGACCATTTCTATGACTGCTCTGCTGGAACTGCTGAAGAATGCAGACCCCGAAGTAAAGGCCCAGCTCCGTCTGGCTCTGCTGACCTGATGCAAAATTTACTACGCATTTCAAAGCAATTCCAGCCCATGCAGAGGATTCCTATGAAAACGCCAACCGTGCAAAAACCGTGCATTGACCGTGCAAGCCCCGATTTTTCGGGGTTACATAACAAAAAAGAACGCCAAATCTTACGATTTGACGTTCAATATCTGGTGCACCTCCAGGGACTCGAACCCTGGGCCCACTGATTAAGAGTCAGGTGCTCTACTTTCTGAGCTATCGGCGGGTATTACCACATTTTCATCTGGACTGCATCAGGCTCAACCGCTTTCTGCGGTTCAGGCTGTTTCGCCCACTTGTTTGGTGACGGGTCAGGCAACTCCTCGATCATTTCTCCTGTTCTCTGGAGCCACCATTCTGCGAACACCAGTCTATGACACCACTCTCCGGGTTTTCGGACATCTTCGTAGCAACAAAGCACCACGGGCTTGCCCATGTCCTCATAATGCTGGAGAATCTGAGCAATCCGCGCCGTCCCTACTCTGTCCATGTGCTGGAAGTAGGGCGGCGTGAACCGCTCCCGGTTGTATTCGTTGAACAGATAACCCGGCGGCGCAATCTCCATGATGTTGCCTGCAAGCGTATACCGAAGGGGGAACTTAGGCGCCCCCCGTGTTATCCCAACGACTGTGTAGTTCCCGGTCTTGAGTTCCGGGTTACTGTACCGGCTGGTGTAAATCATGTGCCTCGCTCCTTCCGTACAAGCCCACAAGAATCTTCACGCCCTCAGCTATCTTCTCATCGAGATCATAGCCGAGCTGCTTGTAGAATCTTCCGTGGACCATGCACTCATACGCTCTTGTCATCGTGGAGGACTGTTCCTTCGTGATGCCGAGCCTGAAGTCTTTTGCAATCCGCAAAGCCCCTTTGAAGTCACCGTCTGCAACCAGACGTCTAACTTTATCGGATTTTCGTTCCATCTGTCGTACCTCCTGACCTTTTCGGTAATATTTTGGGCCTATCTTCATTCTAACCCTTTACCCACCGGAGTCAATCGGTTTTGCATTCGGAGCGAAAAATTTTGGCTTTACAGCTTGATACGAGGCCGGATGTGCCACTCGCGGTTTTTCCGGGGTGACACATCGGTTCACGCTTCGTATCTTACCACAGTGGTAATTGCGCTGCAATAGCAACTTTTTTGCAACTTTGCCCAAATTTTAGTCCAACCATCCAAAAATCAGGGCACTCAACTTGGAAATACCAGCCTTCTGGTCGCGGAACACGGTTGACAAATCGACGTGTTCTTCATCGGCGATCTGCTGCTGAGTCTTGGGTTCAGGGGCAATGTAGAGGTCGTAAATCGTCCGATAGCGACGCATTTCCTCCGCACGCTTGGAATGCTCACAGCGGAACTTATAGTATTCCAGCATACGGTCGATGTGCTGCACGATGATGCGGGTGTGGGCAGCGCTCTCCTGAATGCTCCTCACCACCGGGACCCTCACCCTGCCGTCGCTCTGACTCATCAGCTCCTCCATCAACTCCTCGAAGTCATCATCCTCGGAGAGCTGGCTGGCTTCATACACAGCGCTCTTGCTGTGTTCTACAAAGCAGTGGTAGTTCTGAAGCAGCAGCTTGGTGTTGTGCAGGCGCTTGTCCTTGACGGCCTTTCGGTTCCGTTCTGCTTCATGCTGGAACTTTTCAATGGCAGTTTCCGATGCCACCCGTACGATCTCCTGCATCATTTCCGGGGGAATGATGACGTTCATGTCTTCCTGTGCCATATCAAAACCTCCCATAACGGGCTATGCCGCCCCTCCCTCTCCGGGGAGAAGCGGCTTGCCCTCACTCTTACGCTTCTGCTATTCCGGTGAGCTTATTCCTGACAGTACGCTTTCCACAGCTGCTCATCCATGTCGGTCTTCTCCCACGGGGGAACGATTCCTGTTACACAGCCGAAATGACCGTAGGCGGATGTCTGCTCGTAGATGGGACGGTGCAGGTCAAAGTACTCGATGATCTGGTGGGGAGTCAGACCAAAGCACTGTCGTACAGCCTTGACCAGCTTTTCCTCATCTGCTCCGCCGAACGTGTCGATACGGACGGACACGGGTTCGGCTACACCGATGGCATAGGCGAGCTGTACCTGACACCGGCTACAGATTCCGGCATCCACAATGTTCTTGGCAATGTACCGGGCCATGTACGCCGCACTGCGGTCAACCTTTGTGGGGTCTTTGCCAGAGAATGCCCCGCCGCCGTGGGGAGCATAACCGCCATAGGTGTCCACGATGATCTTCCGCCCGGTCAAGCCGGTGTCTGCCGCAGGGCCACCCTGCACAAAACGCCCAGTAGGATTGATGTACAGGTTGTAGGTATCAATGTCAAGGTCACCACCATAGACACCGGCAAAGTTCTTGGCATACTTCAGGATCGGGGTGATGACGTGCTCCGTCAGAGACTCCAGAAGCTGTTCTTCTGTTGCATTTTCGTAGTGCTGGGTGGAAATGACGATGGTGTCAATGCGTGAGGGCATCCCATCCTCCCCATATTCCACCGTTACCTGCGTTTTGCCATCGGGGAGGATAAAGGGGATGGTCCCGTCTTTGCGCCTCTGGGTGAGCCTGTAGGCCATCTGGTGCGCAAGCATGATGGGCAGCGGCATAAGCTGTTCGGTCTCACTGCACGCATAGCCGAACATCATGCCCTGATCTCCTGCCCCTCCTACATCGTCACCTGTACCCATCGCAATATCGGGGGACTGCTTATGGACTGCCACTTCGATCTTGCAGGTATCGGCATTAAAGCCAGATGCCCCGCCGGTGTAACCGATGTCGCGCAGGACCCGCCGGGCAATGCCCACAATATTTACATCGACCTTGCTCGTGATCTCGCCTGCGATGAACACCGTGTCGGTGGTGCAGCAGGTCTCACAGGCCACCCGGCCGTTCGGGTCAACAGCCAGCACTGCATCCAGCACCGCATCAGAGATACGGTCGCACACCTTGTCGGGATGGCCCTCGGTCACAGACTCAGACGTAAACAGCTTTCTCATGCCTTTTCCTCCTCAGCATTCTTCTTGTCTTCCTGCTCGTGGTGACATACAGCAGCAGCCGCCTGCAAGAGTCTCATCAACTCATCCAGACGGACGCTCACCATAACGGGCTTTTCCCCGTGGACAGAGAACGAGACCGTTCCCCGCGTATAGCTGGCAAGCATATTGCATTCTGTCGTACCCATGCTTTCGATGCCAGCCGGTTTGCCATCGACCGCCGCAAAGGTGGTCACGGCTGCGTTCACCGTCATCTGCACCCCGTCAGGGATGCCGGACACCTGTGCAGGGACCTTTACGACGTGGCCCATAAGGGGATTCTTATTTTCTTCCATGTGTTCTCCTTTCTCAGAACGGGATGTCATCATCATCGGGCAGCGGGCGGAAATCATCGTTCGTGGGTTCCGGCGCTGCCTGCGGGGTGGAGCCGCTATCTTTCTTGGACTCGCCGAAGAAGACCTGATCGCAGCGAACCTCCGTCCGCTTGCGCTTCACCCCGTTTTTCTCGTAGGTGCGTGTGGTAAGAACACCGCTTGCCTCGATACGCTTTCCCTGCTTGAAATACCGGGCGACAAACTCAGCTTTCTTTTCCCACGCCACGCAGTCGATAAAGTCCGTCTGGTCCTTAACGCCGGGCCGGTCAACCGCAACCGTGAACTCCACCACGGGCTTTCCGTTGGGAGTGGTGCGCAGTTCGGGGTCGCGTGTCAAGCGGCCGCTGATGGCAATAATGTTCATAGGGTAGCTCCTTTCATCATCGTAGTAGTCGAGTTCCAGATAGTTCTTCCCGAATGCCGCCCGGAAGTCTGCGACGCTGGCTTTGTGGGCCATCATGTACTTGATCTGCCAGAACTGCTTCAGGGCATCGGAGGTTTCCCTGCACTGGTGCGCCGCATACCGGCCGTTCCGATGGCAGCTCTCGCCGCACAGGCCCACCTTCAGGCCATACTTTTCGGACTTATCCCGAAATGGCCCCGGGTAGACGTGGTGCTCCTCCAGCCAACCGGTCTTTCCGCACAGAAAACAGGTTCCGTACCTCATTCGGCATCACCCTTCCGGACGTTGGGGTTCTCCACCTCCAGCAGGATGCCACCGCATTCCAGACATTCTACCACGATCTTTTCCGGCTCCTCATGGTCGCCGACCTGAACCGTGCCGAAGCCGTTGCAGGCGATTTCCTCTGCCAGATGAGGCTCCAGAATACTGTCATCCACATGGCGGGGGTCTTCTGCGAGGTAGGCAGAGCCGAGGGCGATGATGCCGTCTGCGGTCTCCGCATAGCAGTGGCCTGCACTCCGGCTCACCGTCATCCGCTCTCCCACAAGGACTTTGAGGATGCCCCACTGGTCCTTGATGCCGCACTTATCGGGGTTGCGCAGGATGTAGCCCTTGTCATCGCCGATGACCGTGTAGTCAACATCCACGATGCCTTCCGGGAGCTGGGGCGGTTCCTGCTCCACAGTGGGCGCAGCATTCTGGCGGCTCTGGGCCGTGTCGAAAAGCGAGGTCTGCCCATCGTCGATGTCCTTCATCACATACTCCATCAGCTCCTCATCCCACACCAGCTTGCGGTTGCCGGAGAGGTTGCCGGTAGTTTTGTCCTTGACCTTGATTTCGGTGCTGATCTCGTGGCTGAAGCTGGGCTTCATCACCTGCACGGTGTCCCCCTCCCGCGTTGCATCGAAGTTCCGTTCCGGAGCCGGGGTCAGTGCCACGCTGATTTTGCAGTTGATGGAGGCGCTGTCGCTCTGGAGCCTGTCCATCTTCTGAAGCAAGCGCTGGAGGGCGCTGTCGAAGTCCATCTTGAAGGCGTTGAAGGTGTCCGCGCTCAGGGACAGCACATACGTTTTGTCGCTCATAGTCTTTCTCCTTTACTGTTCATACGGTATATCTGAGATTTCAACGATAACACGCGGGGTGTCGGAGTAGAACTTCCGAACCAGTGCGTCTACGATCTGGGCATCATCGCGGTAGGCAATGCCGTTCAGGGCATCGCAGATGACTTTGCCGATGTTGTCGAAATCAGGCTTTCGTGTCGGGCGTATCAGGCGGTCGATCATGGCAAGGTGTTTTTTCTGGCTGGCCGACCTCGGGACGGAGAGGAACGCAAAAATCCTCACGCTCAACATGGCGTCATCAGCAAACCGAACCCCGGATTGGATTCTGTACTCGGTCTTTACGAGGTTTTCGTACAGAACCGTGTTTTCCGGGGTTCTGGCTGTCACATGGCCGCATACGGTTGAGAATTTCGGGCGTTCCTTACCTCGCGGCTCCCCGTAGATGCAGAATTGCGTCCTCATTCCCCTGCCGCCTGCTTCGGCTTGTCGTTCGGAGTGTACTCCAGATAGTATTCGTAGCTTTTCTTGCCCTGCCGGAGCTGCTTGCCCTGCCGGACGGTGTAGTCGTTCTTTACGAGGATGGCAGCTACCGTAAGCCGGTCCTCAACGCTTGCGATGATAACTTTATCCATCATTGCCCTCCAAAAAGTTCTTCATCTCGTCAAATCTGCGGGCCGCTTCCGCCTTTCTCCACGACCGACCTGTGAACTGCATCGGGTAGCACATTTCAAAGATACGGTCATAGATGCGGGTGTAGCGGATGTCCGCAGATTCTTTCATTTCGGTCATGCTCAGGTTCGTGGTGAGGATGATGGGGAGTTTGGCTCTGTACCGGCTGTCCACAATGTCGTAGACCTTTTCCAGCGCAAAGTCTGTGCTGCGTTCAGCGCCGAGATCATCAATGATGAGCAGCTTTGCCCTGTTCAGCCGGGCGATCAGGGTGCTGTCATCCTCACTGAAGCCCTGCATGGTTTCCAGCAGCTTCACAAACGAGGTCATCACCACCGGGACCCGCAGGCTCAGGAGATGGTTTGCAATGCAGGCCGCTGCGAACGTCTTGCCGGTTCCGACCCCTCCATAGAACAAAAGCCCCTGATTCTTTGCCAGCATCTCGTCGAAATGCTTTGCATACCGCAGGCAGAGCTTCAGGTTGTAGGCATTGTCTTTGGTCTGCTGGAAGTCATCAAAGCTGATTCCCCGCAGGCGCTCATCCATGAGGCTCTGCCTTTTTAGGGACTCCGCCGCCTTCATCTCCCGGTCCTGCATGAGCATCTGCTCTTCCTGCTTGCGCTTTTCAGCTCGGCAGCGGCAGGAAACCGGCATCTTGACCCGAACTTTCTTCTTCGGGTCAAACGGGACGGCCCTCAGATCGGGCATATTGACTTCGACCTGCCGCCGGGTGTGGCAGTTTCCGCAGACAAGGAATCCTTCCTCATCGTAGTAGTCGCCGTTCTCTGGCTGATTTGCCACCTGCGCTTGATGAACAACTCCTTGCAGCAGGCCGTCAAATTCACCCACTCTGCTCACCCCACTCTCTGAACGGATTGTCTTCATCTGGTGCTGCCTCCCTCATGCTCTGCTGGAGCAGCCCCGGTTTCTTTTCCTTCACACGGTCAACTACCCAGCTCAAAATGGCCCGGTAGTCATCCTTGTACTTCTTGCCCTTCGCCCCCTTGTAGAGATCGAGTTCTACGATGCAGGCGTCCGCAAAGGCTTTGCCGTACAGTTTCACGAGCCTGTCGTAGTTTGCTTCGCTCATCTTCACGAACTCCGCATAGGATTTTTTATCGGGTTTCGGCTTTGCAGGCGGCTTGACTTCTGGTTCCACAGGAGGTTCCATCTGTTCCGGCTCCGGGGTCTTCGGTGTAGGCTTTGCAGCCTCTCGCTCTATCTGACGGGCTTTCCGCTTTCGTTCAGCATCCAGCCTGCGGTTTTTCTGGAGCTTATACCACTGTTCCTGCCATGTGTCCCAGTCATGGATGTAAAAGCCATCGGCCACCACATCAATCCAGCCGGTATCCACAAGGGCTTGCACCACTTTGCCCATGTCGAGCTGGCAGTCCTCGCCGCAGCCGTACAGGTATCGGCTCAGGACTTCGAGGTCTGCATCCTTGACCAGCCCGGTCTCATCGGCGTTCTTCATTCCCCAGAACCACAGGAAGTTCAGGATGCCGAGGGCTTCAAACTTGGAACACCCGATGGCACGGTACAATCTACGGAGCTTCGTACCGTCCACCTCCTGATGTACACTTATCCACGGCATCCCCTCACCATCCTTTTTGAAACCAACCTGCCAGCGGTCTTATTCCTTGGGCGCACCATCATTTTCGGTGCCTTCCTCCGCTTCGAGTTCTGCCTTTCGGGCTTCGCAGATTTCGACCAGCCGCTCGACCACCTTGTTGTAGGTGGACATCTTCATGCCGGTCGTAGAGGTCAACCCCATTTCCTCGATGATGGACTTGACCACGGCATTCCCCTGCTCTTTCCCGAAATTGGCCTGCGCCGCCTTAAAGAGTTGCTGACGCTGTTCCTGCGAGATGGCCGGGTCATCTTCTTCCTGTGCAGGCTCCTCCGGCTTCGGGTCATCCAGCTCCCTGTATTCCGCCGGGATAGCGCCGGATGCAATCATCTCATCCTCGGAGTACACACCCTCATAGTCCTTCGGGAAGGCATCTCTCACGCACTGGCTGACAGCGACCTTGTTGATCATGGTGGCCGGCTTGGAGTTCCAGTTTGCCTTCCCCTTGTTGTACTCGGCAAAGGCAACTTCCTTGAATGCAGTGCGCTCCTTGCCGTTCCGCATGAAGGTAACGCGGCACCAGCCGCCAACCAGAGTTTCACCCGGATAGAGGCAGCATCCCTCTTTCTGGATAATCTCGTTCCCACGCTGTACCGTGATGCCGTCGTTCTTGAACAGGTAGTCCGGGTGGTCAAATGCTCTGCGGAGGTAGGCATCCTTGCCAACGACCATCTGCGCCGGGTCATCCTTGCTGTACTTGATGAGGTAGACCTCGCCCTGAACCAGCGGGTTGAGCTTCTGCTGGCGGCAGGTGTTCATAAAGAACACGAGTTCCTGATTGCTTACCAGTTCTGCCCTGCCGCGAACGAGGTACTTCTTCACGAAATCCAAATCCAGCTCAACGTGCGTGCCCAGAACATCGTAGCTGACGACGAGAGCGTTGCTCTCAGCTTTGCTCATAGCAGTAGACATATTCTTTTACCCCCTGAAGCTCATTTTTGCGACCTGACGGTAGGTGATGCCGGGAATTTCGATCTGGCCCTTCGAGGCACGGATGAGGCGCATAACAGCGGCCTGATCGACCGGGCGGAGCTCAATGCCCGCCACCGCCAGCGGGACCGCCTTGGGGTCGATCTCGACGATTTCCCAGTCTTTCGAGGTGCTGACGCCGGAGACCTTCGGGGTGGCCGCAGCGGGAACCACTGCATAGCTCGCGGCATCATCCATGATGGCAGCTTCCTCAAAGGCAGCTTCTGCACCCTCTTTGTCGCCGGCAGCTTCCAGCTCAGATGCCTCCTGAATCTTGCGCTCGCGTTCTGCCTCAGCGGCCCGCCGGGCAGCTTCCTCAGCCTCCCGGCGCTTGCGCTCCTGCTCTGCAACATAGGCACTCATCGCCTGCTTGACTGTCTTCTCAGCGTTGCGCAGCGGGGTCAGCATAGCCTTTTCCCGGTCGCAAACCGCTTTGTGGGCCTGATAGGCGCTGTCCTTCATGGGCTTGAAGAACGTCGTGACCTGCGACGCCTTTTTCTTCAGCATCTTGCCGAACTCACCGGCAAAGGCGTAATCCTCATCGGTCTGGATAACCAGCGACTCCGCCTTAAACTCGATGTCGGTCACGTCACGGGTGAGCTGCTGCTCATCCACGATCTCGGCCTGCGGTACGGTCGCTACCATAGTTTCTTTTTCCATCTGTCGAACCTCCTAAAAATCACTCGTTCATGTAGTTCTTAATCGTCATCAAGGACGAGAACACCGACCAGCATTTCCCGCTCCGGGAAAACTTTACTTCCTGATAGCCCTTCTTGGACAGGTGAAGAATCAGCCGGTCATCGACCTTGATGCCGTGGCTCTCCCATGCCCTGTCGTAGGCTTCCAACTGGACTGCACAGAGCTTGCTGTTGACCTGCGCAGATGTCTTGTAGTCCACCAACGTCAACCGGCCGTTGATAATACACAGCAGATCGACCGTACCTGCATACCGCAGGATTTTGTGGTAGACCTTCGTTTCGGTTGCCAGAACCTCCGGCTTGCGGCTGTTCCACCAGTCCCGGAATCCCTCAAAATATCCGGCATACATCGGCGGGATGTCCTCAATGCCGAACTTTGCATAGTTCTCCACCGCGTTATGGATGGCCGTGCCACGCTTTGCCGCCCGGTTCAGCACCTCCGGGTCCACCGTGCTGTAGAAGTCGCTGGACAGCGGCTTCATCAGGGTGGTCACGCTGGGTACTTCCAGCCCGTTCAGGTAGTAGAGATGCCGTTCTTCCTCAAATGTCAATTCCGGGAACTGCGGAATTTCGGGCTTCACGCATTCGTTGCTCACGTTGCTTTTCTCCCTTCAGGTTGATTGCTAACCGCATATAGTAGTCGGTCAGCTCGGTTTCGTACAGAAGCGGAAGGTAGCTCTCCGGCTGCTCTGCCAGCTCACATTTGCGCCGGGCATACCAGAGAACGCTGGTGGCGACCACATCCGGGATTTTGAACCCCAGCGAGCTTTCCGCTGCCTCCCGCGCTTCCGTCAGCTTATCGGCGCTCATGCCTTGTCCACGACCCTGCGGCGGATTTCTTCGAGCAACGTATCGGTCGGAACCTCGCTCAAGTCGGGCTTGTCCGCAGAGTCAAGCAAGAGGTCAGAGGGGATTTTCAAAGCGGGGCGGATGCCGCTCGAGTTGGAGCAGTAGCTGCCGTTCCAGTCGCCATTGGAGTAGACGTACAGGGCGTAGTCACCGTCCGACTTGCTGGGACCGCTCCAACCGGTCGCCAGCCAGCACCACCGCTCCGCATTGGGGATGATGTCAGCGTACTCGCGAGCTTCATCCAGTGTAAGCGGCGCAGCCTTCACCGACAACTTCCCATAGCAGCCGGAACCGTCCAGCGTGGTCAGGTCGATCTCGCGGGGGATGAGCTTGGCGTTGTCGAGACCCCTCTTGCCCATGTCCTCCAGCCACTTGCCCACGGCCTTCTTCAGGTCGCTCTCTGCGTAGTTGTTGGAGCTTCCAAATTCAGAAGCACCAACCGATTCCAGCGCCAGCAGGAACAGGCTGTCCGGCAGGCTACCACGACGCTCAACATCCAGCACCACAAATCTGGTTCCGGCCAGCGTAACGATGTCACCCGGCTCGTGCAATACTGCGTACTTTTTCATGTTTCGTTCCATCCTTTCTTACCGGCGATGCAAACACGCCGATATTCAATCCTCCGATTTTCTTCATGGCTTCGTCGAGTTCTCTTGCGGTTGTGATGCCATATTCTTCGGCCAGCAACTTCTTCAGCGTTTGGATGTCAGCCATCGTCTGCGCCTCCGTTCAGGAGCTTGGAGCCAATGAGCTTCAGCTCCCGCGCCGCCCGAATCAGTCCGTCGAGGTAGTCGAGGATTTCGGTCAGGTCTGCCCACTCATCCTTGGAGATGATGCCATCTGCCGTGATGTCGATGAGCTTTTCCTTGACCTGCTCGATGTCACCCTGCCGGAGCTGCTTCAGCAGCTTCATGGTCGTACGCTCTACCGAGGCAATTTCAGGGGACGGCATTTCGAGGCTCTTTCCGATAAGGCATTCCGACGAACAATACCACGCCATCAGCTCCGGTGCATTGTAGATGTCTGCCATCAGCACCACCTTATCCACCGGGATGACCTTCGTATTGCCCAGCTCGTAATCCGCAAGGCTCGAAACCGAGATTCCGAGCAGTTCCGCAGCGCCTTCACGGCTACCGAGCTTATCGTTGTACTTTGCGGCCTCTTTCCTACACCGGAAGCACTGGTTTTCACAGGCTTTTGCGGCATCGCGTCCCATTTTCTTTGCCCCCTTGATGCGTTATACTTTAGACATCAGCAAACCGCCATGCGTATACTTACCTTTTCGGTAAGTTGTCGTCGAAAAAAATAGCGTTGACCTGATCGCTGGTCAGGTCAAGCGCCTTGGCGACAATGCTCATTTCCTCATTGGAGAACTCGACTTCTCCGCGCTCCTTCTTGGAGTAGGTAACAAGCGATTTGCCGATCAATTCGGCCATATTCTTCTGGGTCTTTCCCTTCTCGACCCGGATGCCCTTGAGCTTGGAGCTATTCATCTGCTCACCCCCTTTCTGTGTCTTCATTATAGCTTACCAATATGGTATATGTCAATCTTAAAATGATAATTTTGGTAAGTTTTGTTTACTCTTTGACAAGTATGTTATAAACTTGGTAAGTAAGCTACATTGGGAGGTATCACTATGTACAGCAAAGCCATGTTCGCCAAACAGTTCAAAGAACTCATCGACAAGCGCGGCCTCACGCAGCGTGCTGTCGCAGAACGTATTAACACGACGGAGACTACCATCTCACGTTATGTTTCCGGCGATAGAACGCCGAACATCGAGACCGCTGTGGAGCTGGCCTCTGTGCTGGGCGTGACGCTGGACGTTTTGGTCGGTGCCGATCTGCCCGCTGCAGGCCGTACGCCGCCCGACGTCAACATCTTAGTCGCCTGCTACGAGAAAGCGTCCATCGCAGACCGGCAGGTTTTGTGGTCGCTGCTCGACCGCTATATGACCCCAGAGCAGCGGGTCATCATAACGTCCATGCAACATGAGGAAAAAGCCGACGTAGGCTGATACGGGTTGACTTTTCGAGGAGGTGAAACTCATGACGAAGCAATGTACCGGGGACGAGCTTATCGTCTTCGATGATATGCCCATTGGTAAATCCTTGAGTGACTACTGGCGCTGGAACGCCTCAGACCTGCTCAACAATACCCTGCGGGGCTCCTACTGCGAGTTCATCGTATCGGCCGCGCTGGGCGTTGATCTGAGCGGAACCAACGATGACTGGACTCCCTACGACATCTCTTTCCCCTACAACTGGGTATGTAATGGCGAGGCCCGCGATGAAGTGCGCATCGAGGTCAAGAGCTGCGCATATCTTCAGGCATGGCGGCAGGGCGATGGCAGGCTGTCTAACATCCAGTTCAGCATCCGTCCAACAAGAGCTTGGGACTCCATCAACGGCTATGCTGAGGAGGTCATGCGGCAGTCCGATGTGTATGTGTTCTGCCTCTATACCGAGACCGTGCGGGAACGGGCCAACCCATTGGTGTTGGATGGATGGGACTTCTACATCGTACCGACTCATATTCTGGACGAGCAGTGCGGCCCTCAGAAGACCATCTCTCTCACTATGCTGCAAAAGCTGGACCCATACCTTGTAGACTATGGCAGCATCCGTGATGCCGTTGTCGATTCCTTGAATGTGTACCCCCCCCCGACATTTTGCATAGTTTCTATCATTCCTTTTTGTGCATAACAGAAAAGCAGCCCCGCACTACGCACGGAGCTGCTTTTTCTTCAGCTATCATTATCTTCTGGAGGTTCCGCAATGGGCTATGTGGTGAAGAAGGCGGCACAACGCTTTGAGGAAAAGAAAGCCGCCATATACGTTCGAGTCTCAACGCAGTATCAGGTTGACCGGGCTAGTCTTCCCGTCCAGCGAGAAGAACTCATCAACTATGCAAAATATGCCCTCGGCATCTCGGACTATGTGATTTTCGAGGATGCAGGCTACTCTGCCAAAAATACCGACCGTCCAGACTATCAGCAGATGATGGCCCGAATGAGGACCGGCGAGTTCTCTCACCTGCTGGTCTGGAAAATCGACCGTATCAGCCGTAACCTTCTGGACTTTTCCGTCATGTACGCCGAGCTGAAAGAGCTTGGCGTGGTCTTCGTGTCGAAGAACGAACAATTCGATACCAGCTCCGCGATGGGCGAAGCCATGCTCAAAATCATCCTGATCTTTGCGGAACTGGAGCGCAAAACGACCTCTGAGCGAGTCAGCGCCGTCTTTGTGTCCCGCGCCAATGATGGTATCTGGAACGGCGGCAAGGTTCCCTACGGGTACTCCTATGATAAAGAGAGCAAGACCTTCTCCATCGCCGAGGACGAGGCCAAAATCGTCCGTCTGATCTACTCCCTGTACGAGTCCGAAAAGTCCATTGTCCGGGTTGCTCGGATTATGAATGAGCGCGGCCTGAAATCCCGCGCTGGAAGCGACTGGAGTCCGACCACCGTCCACACGATTCTTTCCAGTCCATTCTACTCTGGAACGTATCGGTACAATTACCGCGACGAGTCCAACACAAAGCGTTTCCGCGAAAAGGGCAAGGACGAATGGGTATTGGTCGAGAACCACCACCCAGCCATTGTGTCCCCCGAACGACAGGCTGCTGTCGGTGTCATTCTGGAAAGCAAGCGCTACAACAAGAACGCCACCTATCAGCGGAAAAACGTCCACGTCTTCGCCGGGCTGCTCACCTGCGGTTGCTGCGGCTCCACGATGGCTGCAACCACCGATAAAGTCCGGGCAGACGGCTGGAGACCGTCTATGTACATCTGTTCCCGGCGACGCAAATCCGAGGACTGCACCAACAAGTACGTCTCTGATGTGAGCCTCGGTCCCTTTGTGCTGAACTTCTTCGCCAACCTGATAAAGGCATCCAACTCCTTCGGCAGAACGACATCCATCGAAACATTGGAGAAGAAGCTGCTGCGTGGCGAAGCGCTTTCCCGCGTTGACCACATCGAGCGTCCGGGCCTCGAAGAACTATACAACCACCTGCGCAGCGGCTTTGACGAGAAGCGCTTTGAATCTCCTACCATCGCGGCCACGGAGTCCAGTGCGGACTTGAGCGAACGCGATCTGCTGCTCTCCGAGAAACGCCGGCTTGAGCGCGCTCTCAACCGCCTGAAGACCATCTATCTCTACGGAGATGACGAGATGGCAAGCAAAGACTTCAACATCGAGCGTGAGCGCATCACAAAAGCCCTCAGCGAGGTAGATTCCCGCATCAACGAGCTGGACATTGCCAATGCCTTCGACCTGTCGCTTTCCGATGAGGCATTCATGCAGAAGGCCAGCCAGTTCATCCTGACCCAGCAGCTCTTGGACAAGCGCTATGTGAACTATGAGCGTTTCATCCGCAAGATCGACCCCAAAATCGTCAAGGATTTCCTCAACGAAACGGTCTCAAACTTTTGTATAAAAGATGGCCTTACCACCTCAATTTTGCTCAAAAACGGCATTGAACTACGATTTTCGTACAAAACCGCCGAATAAGAAAAAAGTCCAGAAACCCGCATGGCTTCTGGACTTTTTCATTACTTTTTATCTTCCGGGTCGTTCCCGCCTCGTATAAACATCGCATCGCCAAAGCTGAAGAACCGATATTTCTGCTCGACAGCCACCTTATAGGCGGCCATCGTCTTTTCGTAGCCGTACAGCGCC